TCGTCTTGTGACTGGAGTTCAGACGTGTGCTCTTCCGATCTCTTCAACCTTCTCAACCTTTGGACGACGATACCAAGGATTCCCTCCACCTGGATACTGAGGAGTTGGTGGAGCAGGTGCCGGATCAACCGTTGCCTGCGCCGAAGAAATCAGCCCGCCAAGCGAAGCCGAAGCCGTAACAACACCAGCAACATTGGCAACCGCAGTCGATGACAACCCACCCAAACTCGCTGAAGCCGAAACAAGATTTGACACCGACGCAACAGCCTGAGCAACACCACCACCAAGCACAGCGTCAGCGTTGACAGTATGCGTGACCGTTGCATCAGCAGACGCAACAACACCACCCAACACCGCCTGAGCCGAAACAACATTCAACACCGACACCGAAGCCGAAGCCTCAACCCCACCCAACATCGCCTCAGCCGAAACCACATGAGACACCAACGACACCGCCCCAGCCGTCAACCCACCAAGCGGAGCCGAAGCGGTGACAGTTGTGGTGAACGTGAAGCCGTCTAGCTTCGCAATCGAATCAAGCGTCGAGGTGTCAAGTGTGAAGGCGGGACTGAACCCGTCTAAACCAAAGTCAGCGTCATTGAGTTGTGACTGGTCAAGAATGAACCGTGCGACGGTCATCTAGGAACCTAGCTTGCGACAGTCAGAGAAACAGTTAAACCAGCAGACGAAATTGTGTAGGTGTCACCAGCTGTGTAAGCGTTGCCGGTGATGATGCCAGAGAACAGGAAGTTCCCTGCGGTCTCATTATCCCAAGCGGTGAAGTGTGTTGCATCCTGTGATCCTGCGATGTTCGTCCACGACACATCAGCATCGGAAGCCAAAGCACCATTAGATGCAGCACCGAAGCTGACAGACTTACGAGTTGTCTCAGTCGCAGCGTTGCTAGTGCCGTTCGCACCAGGGTCTCCAACATGCAACTTCACATACGCTGTCGTAACTGAGAACGAGGTTGCGTTACCTAAAGCATCCAACCAAGCGTTCGCCAAATATGCGGAAATACCTGTAGCCATTAGTCCTCAGTCCTCTCAATGATATTCAGAATGCGTCCATCAGCGTCACGCTCAACCGTGCGAATCGTAGGTTTTGATTCTGGGATATTCACACGAACCACAGTCTCAGGAACATTGATAACAGGAGCAGGAATGTTGATCGCTGGAGGCGTGTAATTCATAACCGTCTGAGGAAGATTGATGTCCATGTTCTGCGACTTCACCTCATACGCTGACTTCGGGTCAAGTGGTGCCACAGTAGAAATCTGTTGCAACTGACTTGAAGGCAAACCAGTATGACCAATCGCAGGAAGTCCAACCGTCGCCAACACCTCAGCCGGATCAAACCCAGCCAAAATCAAACGCTGAGCAATCTCAGCCTTTGACTGCATCTCAGCCAAGTTCGCAGCATTGATGTCCACGTTCGCCAATGGCACACGGTACGAGTCACCACCGTCAACCGGTGCCATGTCCTCAAGACGATGAATGTCATTGATCGACAAGAAGCCAGATTGCAAACCTGTTGAGAATGATGCGTATCGTGACGCTTGGTCACCACGCAACAAACCGTCAACATTGAACTTCATGAACGCACGACCCTCAAGCAAACGGGAATACCCTTCCTCAATCTTTTCGATGTAAGGCCTGAGCGTATGGGTCACATATTGGATGCCGTTCTGTTCCACCGACGCATACGACATCGCACCAGGCGTAGTCACCCCAAGCATTGATGGAGGCACACGGAAGATACGGGCAATCTCTTCAACAGCGAAACGACGTGACTCTAGGAACTGTGCAGAATCGTTATCAACGGTTGTCTTCGTGAACTTAGCCCCACCGAACAACACACCTGGACGATGCGAACGACGCAAACCCTTATGGCCTTCCTCAAACCCTGAGACCAAATCTTTAGCCTGCTCACGGGTTAAGTTGCCAGGGAACTCAATGATTCCAGATGCCGATGAACCTTGACCGAAGAATCGTGCAGCGAACTCCTCCAAGGCTTTCGCCAAACCAAGGTTCTCCTTCATGAAGTCAATGCGTGAAATGCCACGCATCTCACCAGGCAAACGAAGTTCGGTGATATGAATCATGTCCTCAGCCTGAATCACATCACGGTTCTCAAAAACATAAATCGGACGACGAGTCACACGATCACGACTGCACTCAACCCTCTGCGGGTTCAACACCACTAAAGCTGCAACACCCTGATCGTCACGAACGATACGAGTGAACGAGTTGCCGTTCAACATCAACGAAACCAACACCTGCTGGAAATGCTCAATGCGGGTAACACCGGACTCAGGAATATCCAACCATTGTGGGCGAGGACGGAACGGTCTACGAGTGCCATCCAAACGAAGGAACGTGTCAACAGGTAGCGTGGAGATTGAATCTGAAATCATACGCACACACGCATACACCGCTTCAATCTTTAGCGAATCCTTTTCCGTGACAACAGTTCCGCTATTTGTTGTAACGCTAAATCCGTCACCTAATGCAAACAAAGACTGCGTAGATATTGCTCGGCTTTCGTTGCCATCACCCAACAGTCTTGACAACATTATTTACCTTTCCGACCACGCTCATACGCAACCGTGAACAATAGAACTGACAGGCCGACAAAAATCAGCCCTAATGGAATTGCTATCAAGAATAGTCCATAAGCGATTAGCAGGATTGAGAAAACTTCTAGCAGGAAAATAAGCATGACTCTAGACTACAAAGAACCCAGGCACAGGTGCGACCTCTTCACGTCGAGTCGCACGATCAACAGCCATAGACAACGCAATCGCAGCGTCAATCTTGCGTCTTGACTTACCCTTTGACAAACGCAAACCAGCATCGGTCTGACGTGGCACAGCAGACAACACCTGATCGGTGAACATCGGATCGCCATCATGAGCCAACTGCTGATTCACAATGCACTCATACAGCGTTCCGATAGCAGGCACCATACGCTGAGCAGACTGCGGGAACTCCACCATCGGCAACCCGTCATCAGCCAA